CGCTGATCAGGCGTTACCGATAAGTGTGAAATCACTTTACCATGACGGGCGTCACGCGTTTCCGTCTTGGGACGTACCGGATCAAGGTACGACCTGCTTTTCCCAGAGAGACGCTGTTTCCTAGGCGTGCACAAGGGGCTCGACACCAGTTCGAAGCCGGGACCGCTTTCGCGGACTTTCAGTGTGGACATTTTGCTACCTTGACAACGTCTTCATTGTTAACCTGTACCGATTTCTGTTGATACAGATGAATTTACCCAACATCTACTTTATCCCGAAGGAAACTTTGTAAGTAGCCGGTCGCAACCAGCCGGGAGATGTTTTACTCGCCTTCATGGGCTGAGTTCGTACGGCGTGTATCACATTCCTGTGAGGGCCGTATGGGGATCCGGGGCCCGTACGTGGGCTAGACGTGTATGACACACTAGGGACACCACTCCCACCGAGGTCAACAGACTCGGGGACCGTACCACGGTCAACGGTCGTCATTCCAGTCATGACGACGACTGCCAAGGGATTTGGGCTTAAGTCACTTCTTGATCAACGAGAAGGCTTCCTTCAACGTCGATGGCGAAAAGGGTTTCCCATCCAAGGTGACATGTGCACATGTGCAAGGCACTTTCGAAAGGTACTTTGGCAGCACCTTCAAGCCAGATCGGTCCAGCCCGTCGGCGAGAACTCGGACCTGGCACCCGGACTCATGCTGGAAGTCCGAGACGAAAAGTGCGAAACTGTTCAAGGGTTGTGAAGCGATATTCAATTGACATTCACTGGCGGTCGCCGCAGTACAGCTGACCGTCATCGTCGCATTGAAGGACGAAACCACCACTTTGTAGCACCGATTTGCCGACGTGGCCGCGCCATTGATCGTCGTTCCAAATCGTGACGTGACAGTGCAGTTGGTTCCTGCAGTCAGAGTCAATGCGGTAATCGTGGTACCTGTGAGTTGCATCGCAACGATATACTCTCCAGGATTTGCAATTGTGACCACGGATGCGGCACTACAGGAAATGCCACGAGCATCGGCGTCGACGTCCGGGGCCGAGCCCATCGGATTCGCAGCTGACGATCCAGTCAGTCCATCGATGTAGCCCCCACTGATGTAGAAGTCACTCGATCTCAATTGAGGGGTGAACAGTTTCACGGTGTACTCAACATAGAGGTACCCGACCAGAGCCGCAGAGGCCTGGTTTTCCGTGCAAATGTAGAAGTTGCCGGCATCATACAGCTTGACATCAGAGCCGGTCGCAACAGTTGCGTCCCGGTTGAACCGCTGTTTGAGCTTGTTCAGGTCAGAGGGCTTGCATCGCATGACCAAATTCTGCCAAGGAGCCCCGTCGACGAACGACTGGTAGGACTCAACCTGAACAGAAGACGAAGGGGCACTGTCGGACGCATCGTAGTCGACAGCCAGGATGACGTCTCCGACCGCAGTGGTAGACGTCTTCGTCTTGAACAAGAAATCGCATTTGATCCACGAATGAGATTCAAAGCGATTGGCAATCGCACTCAACCACGGGAAGGTCGAAACCAAACCAGGATTGATTGAGAACGATGTCGCCGTGAAGGCGACACTTCCGAGGACCGTACCGATCCTCTCCTTGTGTGAAATAATGCAATAGGACCCATCCTTTGCATATTCCACCTTGGGTGCCTTCCACTTGGTAGTAGAAGACATTGCCACAGGGGCGACAGCCACCACCTCCTGTTTCTTGGAGGAGCGCTTCGCATCGCGAGCCTGGCTCTTAGCCTTAGCTTGGCGATCTTTCGACTTCTGAAGTCTTTGGTTGTTCATTGTTGTGTGATAATGTCAGGCCCCGGTCACACACCGGCGACTGTGCGTCGTAACTTACGATTGAGGCACATCGCTCTCCGTGCAGTCTGTAGACATTCCGGACTGTGGGTTCAAGTACTCCCGTGAGTTCTCCCTCGAAGATCAGTAGAGGCCCGTTAGAGCTTGCTAATTACTCAGGGTCCGTCCCAGACGGAAGCGCATGAACTGTCCTTAGTACGATCTATGGTTCATCGTTTTGGAGATTTAAATAATCACAACCTGACTGGTTCCGCTGGCAGGCGAACCACACTGGGATGTTTAACGTCCTCCCGGACGTGTCCCAAGTTAGAGACCGGCTTCCTCTAGCACCTCTGCTAGGAAGACTCCGGCTGTCATGCAAAAGTCCAATTGATTCATGACAACTGCCCATGGACTTCTCTCGTGGCAAACGGGAGTGTTCACCAAGACCGCAAGATTCTCCAAAAGGATGTCAGCACGGAGCTGTTCCCCTGGAGTCCGTCGTCTAACCTGACGACCCGGTGCAGGATTTTCACTACACCTCTTACGGCAAAGACGGAATGGACTTTCCATGTCCCTGTCTTTGAGAAGTTCAAAGGTCTTTCTCGATTTGAGACGACACTTCTCGATCTTTTCGGAGTTCATGATGTCCCAAGGATTGGGCATCTCAAGTTCCTCATCCAATGAGGGGCCTGGCAACGGGCCTTGACCGAGCCATCCATGTGGCGTCGTCATAACTATCTTCTTAGCAACAGCCTTCTGTTGCCAAGTGAACTTGGTATCGAACCCATAGGGGCGTTCGACTCCCATGCCACCAAGGCTTTTGGGAACGAAAAGATTTCTGCCTCGACACTCCTGGTCAATCCATGCGGAGTGTTTGCTCATGAACTGTTTGAGTAACTCGGGAGCCTTCCCGGGTAGGGCACCTTGGACGAGTCGGTTTATTGTGGAACAGAAACCTTCCTCGCGGTCCTCCTTGTCATCGGCGAGCACTTTGCTCTGGCCGAAGTAGAGACCGGTATTCAGAAACGGAATACTCCATGGCGACGACCCACAGTTGTACAGGTCGTAGTCAAAACAGGCTGAATTCGCATTGGCATAGCGCGAATGACAGTAGGCCTTGCCGGCGCTCATGTTGAGCCCGACTTTCTTTCCAATGTCTATGTGAGGTTGCCACATCGAATGCTTAGCAACGTACAACATATCGTCGCCATTGACGAGCACGCCGTTGAGCTTATCCTTAAGCGGACGCGTGTCACTCTTGATGTTCTCAAGGTAGAGACCCAAGTTAGCGAGACAAAGTACAGGGAAAGACAGAATGGAACCCATAAGTTGGCCATTCGACTGATCGACCGGGTCCAACTGGACACCGTTGACTTCTGGATACTCACAGGTGTGAGGAGCGAGAACGCTCTGCCAGAGTCTCTGATCAGATTCAGGAAAGCCTGCTATCAGCCTTTTCATGATGGCAGATGAGAGCCTAGCCGACAGATTGTCTGTCGCGGCCGAGTAGTCGATTGAAAACCATTCATATCGACCCTCTCCTAGGATGCATCGGTTTTGAGCCAAATCGATTAAGTCCGTCGGACACAATGGACGTCCGATCAGACGAAAGCAGTTCATTTTGCGCATTGCACCATGGAGTGCGCGCTGTAAGTCCTTACTATAATAGTACGGTACTGCTTCCCCCTTTGATATCACACGGATCTTCAAAGGTTCAATCACGGCTTGGATGGTAGCTGTGAGCCTTCGCCCATCAGTATAGAAGGAATTCGCCTCGTCCCGGATGGAGTCCCTCCAGAGCCTCTCAGCATCTGGATACTCATATTCTTCCAAGACGACGTTGTAGCGAACAACACCACCAATGACCACTTGCGGGTAGAACTTCATCCTCGCAAGCTCCGGTAACCGACGCGACCCCGTAGGCGCGTGTCTGGTATACGAACAGATAGATGGAACCTTGTTCCTGATCTCGGCCGCCTGGCCACCGCGGGATCGCGGCTGTTCGTAGCATGCACTCGTGCTCGGTGTATGCATCAACGCGTTGTCATCCCGACGTAATTCGCG